TTTTTGCGTGATTTTTACAGCTTCTCTTATGGAAACCGATAGATCTTGAGAGGAGGAAGAGGAGTATGGACGAAATGAAAATCAACTCAAAATTTACACGGATGTTGCTTTCGAAATTAGCAAAAGGGGTATTACATAAAAAGCTTGGATATAACGTAGATATCCAGTTAAACGAGTTGAATGCTTCGATTTCAGATGAGAAAGCGCACGTACATGTGAGTATTGATGCAGATATGAGTAAAGAAGAACTCATGAAAATTCTGAAGAAAATCGGTTTAAATTAAGAGGATTGAGCCAGCAATGGCTCTTTCTTTTTACTTCGCAAAATTTACAATTCCTATTATGGAGAAACAGTTAGCTCATTGGCAGAGCGCCACACTTCCGTGGAGGTAATCGGTTCGAGTCCGATACTGGTTCTCTTTTATTTTTTTATCAATCAAGAAAGGGGGATTTTAAGAAGGTGGTCAGAAATTTGAGTTTGGACGAATTGGCGTTGATTCTATGTGATATGTACGAAATGGACGAATGGTTGCCAAATCCGGTATTCGACAAGAAAGAGTTCACTAGGGTGAGCAATACATTGTGGGCGATTGGAGAATTTCGAAATTATGTAGCCGATCATATTTTTCCCCAGACCAAAACGTCCATAAAAAATTTAGAAGCGATGGCTCGATCATTTATAGAAAAAATGGATGACTTTGCTTCTATGAATCAACAGAACAGTTCTATATTTACCACCGCTAAGATGGTTGGAGAAAATATTCAAGATCTGTTATATGCCATGGAATAGGATAAAACGAAAGGAGAATATTATGCAAAAAGTTAAAATCTTGAAAAGAGTCGGGCGTCAATTATATCGCTCATCTCCGACAATTTTAACGGTAGTAGCTTCTATTGGAGTCATTGCAACAACCATTACGGCTGTTCAGGCAACCCCTAAAGCAATAAAATTGTTGAAAGAGGCAGAGCTGGAGAAGGGCGAAAATCTAACTAAATTAGAAATCGTCCGAGTAGCGGGGCCGACTTATATTCCTTCTGTACTGCTGGGAGTTTCAACTATTGCTTGTATCTTTGGAGCGAATGCATTAAATCAAAAGAAACAGGCTTCTTTGATGAGTGCATACGTTATGCTCAATGAATCCTATAAGCAATATCGGAAGTCAGCCAAGACAGTTTACGGAGAGGATGCGGATGATAAAATCCATGCGGAAATGGCGAAAGATGCCATGGTGTCTTCCTACGACTGGGGTTATCAGGTTTACAACATGGACATGGATTCTGAAAGTGAACGGTTGCTTTTCTATGATCTTGCCTCAAAGAAGTATTTTAGAACCACAATGGCAGCGGTGTTAAACGCCCAATATCATGTAAATCGGAATCTTTCCATTAAAGGCGATTGTTCATTAAATGAATACTTGTCATTTTTAGGTGTCGAAGGCATAGACGGAGGCGATGAACTCGGATGGGATATCAGCTATATGATAGAAGAAATGGATTGCTATTGGTTAGATTTTGATAATTACAAATCAACGTTGGAAGATGGCTTGGAGTGCATCATTATAGACACGATGGCGGTCAACAAATTTGAATGATTCGCAAAAATTACAGACCGTATTATGAAAAGGAGGCTAATGCTTTATGAAAAACAAAAATTTTATCAAAGCCATTGGGATTGCAGTTACGGTGATCGGATTTGGAGTAAGTATTCTTACCGATTGGGTAAACGAAAAGAAAATGGATGAGAAAATTGAAGAAAAGGTAAACGAGGCACTTGCCAAAAAAGATGATGAAAACGAAGAGGAGTCCTAACAAGGGCTCTTTCTTTTTAGTTTGGAGCAAGTGCTGATGAATGATGAGGCTATTCAAAAAATCATGAATTATACGAATATGCATCTGTTTGAACCGGGAGAAAATTGGCCTAAATCAGCCATTATGGAACGTTCGTATGAACGGTGGGCGGTTGACGAGATTCTACTGGCCATTATGGATCATCCGATGACAGAAGCCGATTTAGTGATAGAAGGGTTTATATTGAAAATGGAGCTTTTTCTTTACCTGTCGGAAAATCCAGCAAATAACCACATATTTCAAGTTGCAGAAAATACGGCCAAGACACTTCTCGGTCTTATTTTATAACCACAAATTTTATTTTCGAAAGGAGAAACATTATGAAGGCATTAAGAAAGCAGAAAATCGAAACAGCAAACATTCAGGTAGGAGATCAGATGGTCATTCCGCTGGCAGAGCTTGGAGAGTTTACCGCGACCGCTCACAAGGTTACGGACGAGAGCGTCATGTTTATATTTGACGAATATGTTACCTGCCGGCCGATGAATAACTGCTCTACAAACAAAGGCGGGTTTGAAAAGTCCGATCTGAAGAAGTGGATGGATACAGTTCTGTTTATGGCGTTTCCAGAAGAGTTGCGTGATAAGATTTACGGACTTACTATTCCAACCGTTGGACAGATTGTTGGTCACGAAGACGAATGGGATAACAAGAATCTGGAACCAGATAGCGATGAACAGCTGCCTTTGATGAAAGAGTGCAAGAATCGAATTGCTTGTTTTGAAGATCAGCTTACGTGGGGATGGCTGAGAAATGCTACAAAAGAGGGGTTTTCTTCGGCTTGTTTCGCTTATGTGTATTGCGGTGGCGATACGCACTGCTACTACGCTTCGGCCTCTGGTGGGGTTCGTCCGGAATTCTGGTTGGTTAAGCCGGAATCCAGGGGCCCTGTGCCCCGTAGATCTGGCCGTTATCCTTGGGGCTTTGATGCTGGTTCAGAAGACATTCTGCATTATTGTCAGAATGATGTAATGGTTACAAAAGAAGCAGCGTTAAAGATGGAAATTTGGAATAAAGAAAATGAGATTGATACTCTGAGAAAGGAAATTGAGAAGTTAGAAAAATATAAGCAGTACGATAAAGCAACAGCGGAAACCAAAGTAATTATGGACAGCTTTGTTCGTGCCGGCTTTACTGAGAATCAGGCTCTTGACATGGTTAAAACGATATTCAGTGTGATATTTGGAGGAATGAGATAATGAAGAAATCGAACATATCAAAAGTTTTGTCGTCAGTTCGAACATCCATGGCGAAGCACAGCCCTGAAATTCTTACCGGAATTGGTATTGCTGGTATGATCACAACGACTGTCATGGCGGTCCGGGCAACGCCGAAAGCGCTGATTCTCATTGAAGATAGAAAAGAGGAGATTGGAGCCGAGGAGCTTGAAGTCGCAGATGTGGTAAAAACAACTTGGTTCTGTTATATTCCGGCAGTGATTACGGGAACCCTCTCCATTGCATGTTTAATTGGAGCCAGCTCAGTAAACGCTAAACGGAATGCAGCACTCGCAACGGCATATACCTTATCGGAATCCGCTCTCAAGGACTATCAGGGAAAAGTCGTTGAGATGTTCGGAGAGAAGAAGCACGAAACTGTGAAAGATGCTATTGCAAAGGATAAAATCGAGAAAAATCCAGTGGTAACAAGAGAGATAATCATTACAGAAAAGGGAAATACGCTCTGCTATGACGCGATTTCTGGCAGATATTTTAAAGGCGATATCGACAAAATTAAGAAAGCGGAATGTGAATTAAATCGTCGGATGCGCGATGAGATGTATGTATCCTTAAATGATTTCTACTACGAAGTCGGTCTGGATAATATCAAAATCGGCGATGAGTTGGGATGGAATATTGATAATGGGTATATTGATCTATCATTTAGTTCTCAATTGACCAGCGATGGAACTCCCTGCCTGGTGATTGATTACAGTATTGCTCCGAGATACAATTTCAGTGAGCTGATGTGACGCGCGAAAAAAACAGTGGCTTTAATGGAAGAAGAACCACACATTTTCAAAAATTGAAAGGAGAATAAACATGGAAACCAATGAAATCATGAACAACGAAGAGGTTATGGAAACAGCCACAGAGGAAATCGTTAAAGCGAGTTCTGGTAAGGGGTTTAAGGTTGCGGCCGGTATCGGTTTAGCCGTACTTGCAGGTGTTGTAATCTACAGGTATGTGGGTAAGCCGATGATTGCCAAAATCAAAGCTCAGAAGGAGCAGCAGATTATCGATGCTGAGTGGGATGAACCCGAAGAACCAATCATTGAGAATGAAAAAGAGGATTCCGAAGAAGCCTAAACGAAAAAATGTGCTTCAACACGAGGGAGAGTACCTGTAACAAGGTGCTTTCCCTTTTTTTCTTTTATCCGGAGGTGAAATTTATGAACATGTATTCGTATGATGGCCCAGTTATGGAATTTGACAATTGTGTTGCAAATCGCTGGATTGCTTCTACACGGGCAGTTTCAGAAAAGAAAGCAAGGTCAAACCTTACTTATCAGTTTAAAAAGAAAAACAACCGACTTCCGGGTACAAAGATTATATTGCCTGGAAAGATCAGTTTGGTGAGCGGAAAGGAGACAACTTAATGGAGGAATATAAGCCGAATTCCCACAAATCAAAGGAGGAGCAGAAAAATCTTGTTCCCGAAAAACGTGTAGAGAAAGTGATTTCTGGGACGGTAAAATCAAAGAAAAAATCAGAAATGCAGAAGTTTGCAGACGTATTCATTTCTGAAGATGTCAATAACGTAAAATCTTATATTGTGATGGATGTTCTGGTGCCGGCAATAAAAAAGGCAATTTCCGATATAGTTACCAATGGTATTGATATGATCCTCTATGGAGAAACTGGGAAGTCAAAAAAGAACTCTACAGCGTCCAAGGTATCCTATCAGAAGTATTACGACAGCGGAAAGAAAGATTATACAGCACCGAAGAGCCGGACGAGCTACGAATATGATGAGCTTTTATTCGAAACTCGTGGAGATGCGGAATCGGTATTAGACGCCATGAACGAAATTATTGCACAGTATGAGGTAGTTAGTGTTGCAGATCTTTATGATTTGGCAAACGTATCCAATGACAATTATGCTGCCAATAAATACGGATGGACTGATATTGCTGGATGCAGGGCGGTTCGAGTAAGGGATGGTTATATTTTAAAATTGCCTAAACCAATGCCGTTGTAAAGGAGGGATTCAAGATGTATGAGTCAGAAGACAGGATGGTATCTCATCCGGATCATTATATTTCAGAAACGGGTATGGAAGTTATTGATGTGATTGAAGCTTTCACCTTTGATTTAAAAGGAATTGAGGCTGCCGATACCGCGAATATCATCAAATATGCCTGCCGTTGGAAGAAGAAAAACGGAATCCAGGATTTGGAGAAAATTCTTTGGTACACGCAGCATCTGATTGACCATTTAAAGAAAACAGAAAAAGTAGAAGAGGAGAACAAATAACCATGAAAAAAACAGAGATTGTAAAGAGCATGAATGGTTTTCTTAGCAAGACCGGTTTCCAGTTAAAAAAACATAGTCCGGAGATTCTCGTCGTGGCCGGCGTTATTGGCGTGGTTACAAGTGCTGTTATGGCTTGTAAAGCGACAACAAAAGTGGACAAGATTGTGGAAAACACTAAGAACGATATCGACAAGGTACATACAGCGACAGCGACAGGTGTTACCGAAGCCGGGGAGTCTTACTCCGTTGAAGATTCAAAAAAGGATCTCACTCTTATTTATGT